GGAACTGTTCCACTGGTCACGTGACTGATACTGCCATCCCTATGAATCCATATTTTCCCTTCGGAAAATATGGAATACTCTCTGATCTTGTCATAGTCAAGATCAGACAGGATTTTTTCTAATTGTTCTTTTCTCATTTTTACACTCCTTTTTTTGGTTGTTTCATTTCAAATCTCACTGGTAATTTACGAAATATATTTGCCATTGTCAAGAGTTATTTATATAATTTATCCGATATATTTACTCTTTTTTTATCAGAGTATCCGGCGCTCTGTGCTGGCGTATTTTATCCCAGAATCTGAATTGGTTTCAACGTAAATCCGAAAAGGCAAAACCAAAACCGTGCCGGCGGGGTTTAATTAGCGCCTTTCACTAAATAGCTATGTATATTTTTCAAAACGGGTTTTATATAAATTCCGATGGTGGAGTATAGTTGATATTGATAAAAATCAAAAAATACTTGTAATAGATAGCGTATGATAGTATATTATAGGTATGAATGAGGAGATTAGAGATGAAGCATAGTATAGAATTACTCAGCAAGGCATATCAAGAGAGCAAGGCTAAGGTAAAAGAGTATGAGCAGTCGGGTGATTGGCGGAGTGCACGTGCTGAGCGTGAATATCGTAATGATTACAAGCAGACGATAAAGATACTGCGAGGTATTGACAGGTTCATACTATTGACTTCGATAGAAAGTAGAGAGAATGCAGATGAGAAAAACTAAAAATTATTGGAGATTAGTTGATATATTGTCATCTTTATTTAGAGAGCATAAAATTGAATAAAGATGAAATGCACAGCCTTTATGCAACACCCGTCGGGAGCGCACAAAAAGTTGAGAAATTTGTGCATATCTATCGGAGTAAATATGCGAAAAACACGTACTAATATTTATTGTGACCTTAATGTTTGTGAAAATGGACACGCAAAAGAGATTGATGGTACAGATAAACTTTGTACTGAGGTTTTATGTCATTGTGGAAGGTGGACACTATATGATAATTATTGTCAATATTGTGGCAGTACGTTAAGACCTGAATTAATAATATTTATAAAAAGATTTATATTTAAGCCCTATATTTGGTTCAAATTGAGAAAATTTCTCAGAAAGGAATAATAATGCGACAATTATGTGAGGCTACGCTTAAAATCAAGTTAGATGGTAGTAATTACAAATATTTCACCAGAGCTTGCACTTGGTTAGAGAAAGCGGGTATAAAATTAAATTACACAACTGAGGGAGGTTCTAATGATGGGTTAGTAATAGTTTATATTGAATTGGATCACAATTTACCTGAGAATGTATGTTTAATATTTAAAAATTTCAAATAGGACTAAGTATGTGGGAAATAAAACCTAACACTGGTAGTATGTTCATTAATGAGCGAAAAGAAACTGAAAATCAACCTGATTTTAAGGGTAAGATTAACATTAACGGCAAAATGTATTATTTATCTGGTTGGAAGAAATTGAAGCATAATGGCGAAGAGTATATAAACCTTACAGTAAGCGAGATGAAACGATGAAACCATTAAAAGATCGTGTAATTATCAAACCTATTCTGGTAGATAGAACCGCAGGCGGACTATATTTACCTGATACAGTTCTTGAGCAACCAATTGCTAAAGGAATTGTTATTGCGATTAATAGCACAAATAAACTGGGAATTTCAAAAGATGATGTTGTAATATATCAGAAATTTTCAGGTCAAAGTATTGGACAACAGAATTTACTTGTTAGTGAAAATGATATTCTGGCAATAGAGAGTAAAAACTATGACTAAAATAAACTGGGTTGAATATTTTGATATACTTTGCAAAATGCTTGATGAAATAGATTATTGGCATAAAAATAATTATATCCCCATTGAGGTTAAATGCGGTGAATCCGAATTTGTATCTGCTTTTCGCAGAGTGTTTTATCCTAAGAACAAATATCTTCAATTAGCTGAGATGTTATGAAATTTCACGTTGAGACACAATACGGTGTAGAATATAAGTATAACACAATTAAGGGGATACAACATATTGTATTTAATAATAAGGCAGATTTTGAGCGTTATTTTATTAATCGTTATAATTCAGTGCCAAAATTAAGTCCTGACTGGCGTAAGGCACAAGTTGGTGATTGGGTAGAAGCTGATGATGGTGGAGTTTGTGAGATATTACGTAATTCAAAGGGATTCATTAGAACGATTGTAGGCACATTTCCACCTAATAAAAACTACAAAATGGATACTGATTTCAATATTCGTGAAAGTTGTTATGTTCTTAATGCTAATAGTGTCACCAATAGATATAAAAACATAACCAGACGTAAATATTTAACCCCTAAAGAGGTATTATTTGCTATTTTCTTATTAACTGGTAACGATATTGAATTTAGTTATTGTATGGCATTTGGTTATGTAGGTAAATACGCTAAGAAATATGGCTATTTGTTAGCCAGACAAGAAAGGATAAGGAAATATATGAATGAAAAAACTATTGATGCAGCTAAAAGACAAGGTGTTGATGAGGAATGGATTATAAAGTCCATTAAGGCTATTGCTGATTCTAAAGAAACCGCAGTGCGTGATAAATTAAATGCGATCACTAAACTTGGTGAATATATTGGAATGGATGATAAAGAAAAGGCTCAACCCGAAAATCCGTTACTTGCTGGTATTTCTTTTTTCCGTGATGAATCACATATGGTTGATAAAATTGAACGTCCTAAAATGCTTGATTCCCCAGAAATAGATGAATAATAATAATTTATATGTTAAATAAAAACAAGGAGTAAAAAATGAGAAAATTAGAAAAAGAAATTGTCAAATTACAAGGTGAAATTCAAAATATTTATAATTATTTGGGTTCAATCAGACAAGAGTTTCAGGGAGAAATTAATAATCTTCACCAAGAATTTAGAATTGAAAGATTACAAAAAGAAAATGAGGAATTAAAAAAACAGAAAAAGTAAATGTATCATCTCAAAGAACTTCCAGATAATATCAGTTCTATTGAAAAAATGCTTTATCTCACTTATACTGACTTAATAGCATTTGGCAAACGGTTTTTACCTGGTGATTTTATGAAATCCGAGACGCCATTGTTTCATTATGAATTAGCTGATGAGATTAATAGCGATAGTACTAAACCTTGTGCTATTATTATAGCCAGAGATTCAGGCAAAACAACTTTAATTAAGTGCAGTATTATTCACGATTTTTGTTTTTCCAAACAATTTCTCCAAAAATGTGCTGAAATGAAAGGATTTGTGCTTGGTGAATATTGGTGGAATGAAATGTTAAATCGTGAGCCATTATTCTATGGTTGGACGGCTAAAACTCAAGATGATAGTATTGGTAATGTCAGATATATAGCTAAGCATCTTGAACAAAACTATGATATTATAAATATATTTGGAAAATTAAGAGGAGATATATGGAATAAGGAGGAAATTACTACAATTTATGGCGACAAATTGATTAGTAGTAGTAATCTTAAAAGTAATCGTGGAAAAACTGAAGCTACTATTGAAAGCGGTGCTATTCGTTTTAGCAGGATCTTTGCTGATGATATTGAAAATGAACTTAATACTAAAACTCAGAGTGCAAGGCAAGATTTACGTAATACGCTTTTTGGTGCTATTCTACCAGCAATTGACCAAAAGCCACGTTGTAGATTATTTTTTATCAATACACCGCAACCATTATCAATAGCTCAAGAATTTATAGAAGCTTACAAAAAATGTAAAGCTGAAGGTACTTTAGATTCCTATCCGTGGAAAATATTTGTTTATCCCTCAACTCAACCAGATATGCCAGGTGGCGTTTTATGGAATAGCCGTTTGCCAAGATATGTTCTTAATAAAATCAAAGAAAGATTAGAATCTCGTGGTCAATTAGCGCTTTATTATCAAGAATATGAACTTGAAGTCGCCTCATCTGATGTTGCTATCTGGACACGTGATCATATCAAATTTCACAATGGTATATTTATGCACGAAGGTGGCAATATAAGAGATGGTAATGGAGTTAATTATCTTGTAATTAATGGCGAAAAGATAGTGGTAAATACTTTTCTCGGTTGCGATCCAGCTACGGATATTGCCACAAGAAGCAGTAGCTATTCGTGTATAATTGCTATTGCTGTTGATGGGCTTAATAGACGCTATCATTTGCGAACAGAAAGACATCAGAATATTCCAATGAGTGGGTTGCGTGGAGATAATGATGAGCTTATAGGGAAAAAGGGCGTAGTGGATTATTATATCGAAATGTATGATGAATTTCATTGTTTATACGGAAGTATCGAAGATGTATCGCTAAATAGAAGTGTTTTTCAGGATTTAATGCAAAGAAAAATGAAATTAAATAAAATGTATGTAATTGGCAATCCTCAAAAACCAGGTGGAGTTGACAAGCTTAATCGGATTTCATCTTATCTTAATCCGTTTTATACTCAAGGAATGATTTATTACCGTGAGGAAAGTTATAATCTTATTGAAGAAACTATAAATTTCGGGGCTACTATGGCGCATTCGGATGAAATAGATGCATTTTATTATGCAAATGTATCTGCTTACCCACCACAGGGTTATATCAAGAGAAAATCGCCAGAAGAAGCCAATACCGAATGGTATATCAAAAGGAAAAGAGCAAAATCGTGGAAAGTAATGTGAGGTTAGTGAATGGCAAGAAAAACCATAGGACTTGAAAAAGTATCACCAGACAAACGTGTTTCGGAGATAATAAGTATTTTTAATGCAAGTAATAATCCTAAACGCTGGGATTGGGAATATAATTTGCTAAAAGGCGAAGCATTTTTTGAGGATAAACAATTAACTGCCAGTGAAATTAGAGATCTTAAAGATGCTGATATGCCAACATTTACCGTCAATCGCATAACACCTGCTATTCTTGTTATGGAATACTTTTTGACTGCTAACAAACCACGTTGGAAAACTATTGGGCGTGATATGTCAGGATTCGATAGTGAAGTCGGTGTATTGCATACTGCGTTATCGGATTATTGCTGGGATTTAAGTGATGGCACTTTAATATATTCTCAGATTATACACGATGCAATTGTAAAGTCGAAGGGTGTTTTACAAATTTATGTTGATAAAAATTCTGATAGAGGCAATGGTGATGTAAAATTTGGCAGAATCGAACCAGAAGAATTATTTGTTGATCCTGAAAGCACTGATGTATTTTCAAGAGATGCTAAATTTATGATAGTTGCAAAGAATATTGGTAAGCAAAAGCTTATGAGTGAATTGCCTCAGTATGCGGATATAATTAAAAATGCAAGTGGCAATTGTCTGGGAATTACAAGACGTGCTTATTGGGATGATACAGCGGTAGAAAGTTTAGATTTTATAAAAACTACTGGTGAACAAGATGAAATAATTGGTTATTATGAGTGTTATAGTAAAGTAAAAATACCCTATATTACCTTTTTACAAAAAACACCACCTACCAAAATTGAATTAGATGAAATGCAAAAAAACTCTATGCTGGCTCTTAAAGAATTTGAAAAAGAAATTCAAGTCAAAATTAAAGAACTCCAGAAACAGTATAGTGAAATGGTTGCTAATGGGCAGATTATACCAGAACGAGCTGAAATTGAACTTGAGAAAGCTCAAAATCAACTAATGGCTCAATTCCAAGAGATGCAAAGCAAGGTAAATGCTGAAATAACAAATGAAGTTTCAAAAACAACCGAGAGAACCGTTACTGAGGGCGAATATAATTTATTAATTAAAGACCCAGTAATTGCCAGCACTATAATTTCTGGTAGTGAAATCAAATATTATCAAGATAGGATTAGAAGCGAAGGCGTTGTAGGCGATAAATATCTTTGGGATGTAATAATGCCGTATGAAAATTACACGATTATTCCACTTCCATTTATCCATACTGGTAATCCGTGTCCAATTAGTGCAGTTAAATTCGTTACAGGTAAACAGGAAGAAATTAATAAATGCCATCAGATAGTTGTCCATCACGCCAATATATCCAGTAATCCTGGTTGGTGGTATAAGGAAGGTTCACTTGTCAATCTTGTAGAAGCTAAAGAAGATATATCACTTCCAGGTAGTCTTATTGGATATGTAGGTGATAATCCACCAGTGCAAAGAGCGCCTTCCCAACTCAATAATGCTTTTTATGAGCTTACCCAAATGGGAAAAGGTGATATTTCATATTCACTTGGAATAAGTGATTATATGATGGGAATGGAACGTGTTACTAATGAGCCATTTAAAAGCACAGCTTTAATGGATGAGTTTGGTACACGCAGACTTAGAACCTATTTGCAAAATACAGTTAATCCGTGGCTGAGACAAGTTGGCAAAGTATTTAAAGATGTTGCCCAGAAGACATATACAGCTCATAAAATATATCGAATTGTATCATCTGAAGCTGGTAATGAAAAAAGTGAATATAAAGAATATGAAATTAATAAACCAATTTTCAATAATGTTGGTGAAATAATAGGTAAATATTTCGATTATCAATCGGCGCAATTTGATGTGGTAGAAGTTGCCGATTCGGTTTGGCCAGTAAGCCGTGAGGCTAAAGAATATAAGATGTTTGAGTATTACCAAAAAGGCGCAATTGATAAACTTGCCTTTTTGAGGTCAATTGAAATCGAAGATAAAACGGGAATTATGCAACGTATGGATGAAATTGCTCAATTACAGCAGGCTTTAGCGCAAAAAGATGAAGAAATTAAGCAGTTAAGGGGTGATGCTGATACACTCCGTCGTCAAGTGATTCAAAGCAAAATCCAACTTGATACTATTATGGGTAGTTTGCAAATGCGGAAAGATGTCCTTGAAACTGAAGCGGAACAACATAAAGTCCGTGAAACAATCAAGGCTAATGCTGATATTGTAAGCAATCAAATGCTGTCAGAAGCGGATAAATTTAGGAAAGATATTGAAATTATCAAGAAAAGTGCGAAACAAAATGAAAATAAATAAAATCTGAATATGTTGT